CATCTGACGAAGCAGCAAGATGGTTAGAGCAAGATAACGTTATTCAATCAGTAAACGACACTCTTGTTGTTAATAGGCAGAGGTTTGATGAACTTGCTGCTGCTGCCGGAAAAGACGCAGACGAGATGCTCGATTCTATTATGCAGCTCAGCGATTATACAGGGCAGAATGTATTAGAGATAAATATAGACACATCGTCCGTAGAAAGTGCTGTAGAGGGCATAAGGGAGTTTAGTAGAAACACAGACGATGTAGAGACGAAAGTCGCCGGAATAGTGAGTGCACTATCGGGTCTTAACTCTGATGCGGTCGGAGATATATTGCTTGAACTTAATCTACCTGACGATATAGAACAGCAAGTTGTTAGTATGCTTCCTGCGGATATACAAGAAACACTTGTACTCGATACAACAGAGAGCGAAAACCAGGTTGACGCGTTCAATGAATCAATAGACGCTGTTATTAAAAATAATGACGGTCGTACAATTACTATTCGCGTTTCTGACGGTGGTACTATTCAGTCATATCAGAACAGAGTGTCTGCTCTCCTGTCTGGGTTCGGTGGCATCACGGCGACACCTCGTGCAAGAGGAACCAGGAACGCGAAAAACGAACTCGCACTTCTCGGAGATGAATATTCTGCGTCAGGTCAACCGAAACCAGAACTCGTTATTTCAAATGGACGCGCATATCTCGCGGGTATTAACGGCCCTGTGCTTGGCAGACTCCATTCAGGAGACGTTGTTTATACGAACAGTGAGACAAGGCAGATTCTTGGAAGTAATCTGTCGGAGTCTGGAGGCATCCCGGCTTATTCAGCCGGCACAACTTCTCGTTGGTGGAACAAGATATCTGGAGGGGCTGGATCATTATCCAGTTCAAGTACATATAGTAGCTATTATGGAACGAGCTCCGGTAGTGGAAGTTCCGCATCATCATCAGGCTCGGGCGACAACTGGTTTGAACAGCAATACGAACTGCATAATCATTATCGTAAACTTGACCAGGAAACAGATGCTAACTATTTAACTTGGTTAGTTAGTGCATGGAAGCAGGCATATGCCGAAGGAATCATTGAACTCAAGGACGCTCATAAGTACGAAGAAGAAGCTTATGAGTTAATGAAAAAGATCGCGTCCGAGCGGTTCAAGGAAGAATACGACACTCATCAGCATATGGTTGCTATGGGCAAAGAAACTGACCAGGAATACTATAGCTGGCTTGAGTGGCGTCATCAAGTTGCATATGCAAACAATGAAATAACTCTCGAGGAATATTGGAAGTACCAGGAAGAGGTTTATAAGAAAGCAAAAGAGCTTATAAACGACTACTTCAATGATATTGATCACAAGATAGATATGCTCGAGAATGCCGGTAAGACGGATACAGAAATCATTGCCTGGGATGAACAGGGTATGAAGTACGCTGAAGAGCGTATTGCAGAACTTATCAAAGAAGGCAAGGATAATAATGACTCCGCTGTTCAGGAACAGCAGAAGAAATGGTGGAGCTATTATAAAGATCGTCAGAAGCGCGAAGATGATACTACGAAGAAGGCTAAGAGCGCAGCTAACGAGCTGATCGATTACCGGAAGAAGATGCTGAAGAAGGATCTCGATAATGAAAAATCATCCTTGAATCAGCGTCTGACAACATTAAGAGATTTCTACTCAAAGCAAAAGGAATTACTTCGTGATACATATGACGAAGATAAATATTTAGACGAGCAGGCGAAGAAGCGTAAGGCGGTTTCAGATCTTGAGATTCAGCTTGCTCAGATCGAATATGATAATTCTGCATGGGCTCAGAAGAAACGCCTTGAGTTACTTCAGGAGTTAGCTGACGCCCAGAAAGATCTTGCAGATTTTGAGAAGGAACACGCACTTCAGGTAGCTCAGGATAAACTTGACGAGCTGCAGGAGATGCAGGAAAAAGAGCTCAACGATCAGATTGATGCTATTGAGAAGGTAACGGAATCTGAAGAAGAACTCTATAAGAAAGCGCTTCAAGATGTTCAGAATGGTGGCCAGGATCTGTACGAGGCGATGGTCGCATACAATAATCAATATGGAACTGGTAATTCTGAAGACATCGCCGAAATGTGGGACGATGCTTACACGGCTCTTAAGAAGTATAAAGATCTTTTCGATGCATATTATAAGGATATCAAACTTTCTTATGGTAATGATACCACTCCTGGAGTTGTGGATACGTCGAAGATCGATGCGGGCCTCAATCCTGTGGTGCCTGTTCTTGAAAGTCAAAAGCCTGCCGCAACGACATCGACAGCTCAAGTTGCTCAACCTCAGCAGACGAAGAAACAGACGACCGCAAAAGCAGACCCCGTTGTTGGTACGGCAGTAGTGCTTAAATCCAACGGTAAGCTAGCAGGATCGTCTTATGACAATCCATCTCTAACGCCTGCCTCATGGGTTGTAGGCAAAACGTTGTACGTACAGGCGGCCTATCCAGGTCGTGCTGCTCCATATCATATTGGAACTAGTACGAACTTTAACGATTCAAGTTCATGGGTCGGATGGGTAAATAAGAATCAGCTTGTCGGTTACGCAACCGGTACAAGGAGCGCTCTTGCTGGCCTTCACGAAATAAATGAGCGTGGAGACGAAGCCCTGTTCAAGACAGCTGACGGCAGCACATATCGTTTGTTCTCCGGCGGAGAGCGAGTGTTCAATAGTAGCGCTACTGACTTCTTGTATAATTTTTCGAATAATCCTGCTGCCGTTCTTAGTGCGATATTATCGCAGATCGGCGGAGGCATGGGAGAAATCAAAAATAATACATTATCACAGAATATTTCTATGGGAGATATCTATATTCAGGGCAGTGCTACGGAGAAAACGATTAGTGAGATCCGTAGAGAGAAACGCGCTGAAATGGATTATATGCTCAAAGAATTAAATCGTCTCAATAGACAGTAATGTTTTGGCTCATGGCGGTAGAAATGCCGCCATGTTGCCATTTTACGTTACAGATGAAATGCTAATTTTATAAATACGTAAGGAGATAAAAGATGGCATACGAAAAAACAAATTGGCAGACTGGCGATATAGTCACTGCTGAAAAACTTAATAAATTAGAGAATGGAGTTGCAAGTGGTGGTGGCGCAGGCGGCTTTATGCTTGTTTCGCGCACAGATAGCGGAATAAACAAATCGTATAACGAGTTATTGGCGGCCATCAATAACTCTATTATGCCTGTTTTAGTTATTAATTGGGAAGATGATGGAGAGAGCGGAATGGAATTATATGAATTACAAAGCCTTGGGTCAAGCCCAATCGGACCAGACGAAAATATTTACCAAGCATCCTTCTCTACATTGAACTTTGGATCATATGATGCAGACGAACCTATGAATGGCTAAGAACAGATAATGAAATTTACGCAAAAGTAACTATTGACTGGAACAATGTTACTTTGTCGTTAAAAGAAGGGGGACTTAAAAATGATTAACTTTAAACTTCGTTTACAAAATAAGACCACATTGGTCTCAATGATACTTGCAATTATTTCTTTTGTATACATGGTACTTGATGCATTTGGCATTATTCCGCAATTCGAACAAGAGCTTGTTACGAAACTGGCACTTGGATTAATTGATCTGCTTGTACTTTTGGGCGTAATTGTAGACCCGACTACCGCAGGTGTAGCAGACAGCGCAAGGGCAATGAGCTATCAAGAACCATTCAAGAAGGAGGATTAATAAGATGGCTTATATCCCAACTAATTGGCAGACCGGAGATGTCGTTACTGCCGAGAAGCTTAATAAATTAGAAAATGGAGTAGAGAACGCAATCGAACTTCCGTCTGTCACGGCAGAGGATGACGGAGATGTGCTTACAGTTGTAAGCGGTGCTTGGGCAAAGGCAACGCCAAGCGGTGGTGGTGGCGTTGAGTGGGTCACCGTAACAAAAGGTGATATTTTTGATGGAGAGGAAACACTCTACGACTGCACTACTGATAAGACCTTTGCAGAATTATCCGAGGCTTACGAATCGGGAAAGTTGCTTGTTTGCAAATATACAGAGGGGGATGAGTTTGACCTGAGTCATACCGTTATTCCGCTTTCTTATGTAAACGTAAATATGGAAACAGAAACAAACGAACCCTCGATGTTCCATTTTGAGTATTCTATAGTTGAACCATATACTTCGGGATTCTCTTGTGTATACATCTACGTAACCATTTCAACAATAGGAGCGAGCGTTGATGTTAGAAGTTTCGACTATGAAGTCCCAGCGGAATAATTAGTAAGTAAAACACTTTATATAAACTGATATTTAGGAATAACCGAAATAAATAATTATCAATTATTTGATATACACAGGTCGGTGGTGCAATGGCAGCATAACGGTCTCCAAAACCGTGGATCAAGGTTCAAATCCTTGCCTTCCTGCTTAACTATGAAAGGAGGATCTCCTATGTTTGATTTATATGGATGTTATTTTATGTACGGAGATTTTAATTCAGAAGATTACGATCTCGTATTCGGAAATATGGATACATCCAGGCTTATGGCACTGGAGGCTTCTAAGAATATAAATACTGTACGGTCTCGCAAACACAACGTTCATTATGTGAACCGTGTTTCATATGTGGACGAGCCGATTTCATTTGAGGCCGAGATTTTTACACGAGATACAACTCCAATTATGTTGGAGGATCTGCCTGTTATAGAGCACGCTTTGTTCAATAGACAGTCTTATACAAAATTATATCAGATCATGTCTCACGAAAGAGATCCCGTATATATCAACTGCATCCTTACGAACCCGGAGAAGATCGAAAATTTATCTGGAATCGTTGGATATAAGTTCGTTGTTAATATGGATAGTGTTATGGCGTGGGAGGAAGCAAGTACACAGGAAACTTCTGTTGAGTCTTCAACCACTACGCTCACCGGAGACATGGTAAGTTTTACGGAAGATAAAGAATATCCGATGAAGCAGATGTCCATAGAGTTAGATGCTGTGCAGGATTTACACGGTCAGAGCGATCCTTATCCTGCCGGTAGCGGGAAAAACAAACTTCCGTTAATAGACGGGAATTATGTTATCGGCACTACAGGTGGTAGTACAGGTGTAACTATAACAATATCCAACGGGAAAGTAACATTAACGGGAACCGCAGTCACAAGCGGCGGACGCACAACGAGGCTTTCCGAATATTTTACTTTGCAGGCTGGCACATATATAATTTCTCCGGTTCAAAATGGTAGTCCATATATTCGTGGGTATATCAATAAAAAATCAGATGATACTGCAATTGGATATTCAAACGGAACTGGAATTGTAATTTCAGAGGAAACAGAAGTTTATTATGGCATCAATGTTGAAAGCGATGTTGCTTATAATGCAACATGTTACCCACAGATTGAAGCAGGATCAACAATAACAGACTATGCCCCTTATGAAAACATTTGTCCTATTATAGGTCAATATGGTGTGAACGTAATGAAGACAGGGGCGAATATCTTTGGCGGCGATCTGCTGAGGGACGGTGTTATTGCATCTATGCCAAGTGCAACAAACGACGCAGAAAATAGAACGGTAAGATTTTCAGCAGCAGCAAACACTAATCAGAACATAACACGAGAAAGTGGTCTAACTGGAAAATTCAAAGAGAATACACGATATACGTTTATTATAACATTATCCAAAAATAGTGGTACTGGTTCAAATCTAAGAGTTTATTACGCCGACAATACGTATTCAATTATACCGCCTGTTTCTGCTGCTAATACAAAAGAAACGGTTGTACTTGTTACATCCGCAAATAAGACCGTATATAGTTTACAAAAATCGAATTCAAGCGGATATACAACTGTTTATTACGATGAAAGCGGAATATTCGAAGGTGTATTGACTGCGGAGGATTTTACTTCATATACAGGGCAAACTTATACAACAGCTATTAATATATGGGACGAGGAATGGGTGAACGGATATTTCAGTGCGACTGGAGCCTGGAATACTTCAACAGATACTATTGCGTCCAAAAATCCTATATCGGTTCAACCGAACACAACGTATTATTTCAATGTTGGATCAAATCAGAACTGTTATGTAACATACTGGACGGAGGCAGTCCCGTCTGGAACAACGGATAACACACACATAATATCAAGGTCGTCTGCTCTTCAAAATGCTACATTTACTACCCCTGCAAATTGTTATGCAATTCATTTTAACGCTGGCACTGCATATGGCGGTACATATAAAAACGATATATCAATCAATACTCCGTCATCTGTCAAAGCTTATCTCCCATACAAGGGTCAGGCGACGACGGAAAACTATATAAATGCATTCGGCAATGGTCTGTATGGCGGTACGCTAAATGTAATAACAGGAATGTTGACCGTGACACACTTTTTCTATGAAGTGCAAGGAACAGAGGGGTTTACAGAAGGTGATTCCGCTTACCTAAAGATAAGCGACACTTTCCCTTATTGCAAAGATGGGCAAAGTGGTATCTGTTCGCACTTTAAATACAGCAGATATGATTACGTTTTTGCAGGTGTCAATGCGTCAAGTGGAAAATACCTCGCCTTTGGGAAAAATTATATTAACTCTTCACTTAACATATCGAGTGTGGCAGAGTTTAACACTTGGCTTGCAACACAAAAAGCAAACAGCACTCCTGTTTGCGTATGCTATGAACTTGCAACGCCAATCGAAATACAATTGACGGCAGCTGATATGAAAACATTGATCGGACAGAACAATATCTGGACGGATGTTGGTGAAGTTACTGTTTCATACAGTCAGACAAACGATTTTCATGTCGATGTTGACACAGACCTCAACGACTATATATATCCTGATGTGACAATAGAAGTCGGATCAGAAGGTGGCGACATCATTATATACAACGCAACAGACGACGCGACAAGATTCACGGAGTTCTCTTCCGTACCGCCGTCTACAACGTTCACGATGAAGGGATCAATCAACCACATAACAAATAATATGTATCCTTATTTCACCAGCCGGAATTTCATTAGGCTCGTGAATGGCAGAAATAACTTCTTCATGTATGGAGATATATCAAAGATCACATTCAGTTTCAATAACCGCAAATATATGTAAGCGAGGTGCACGCGTATGGAAATAAAGTACGACGCTTTTAACAGATTCGAGCGTCCTAAGCTCACACTGTGCACCGCTGCGTCACAGTATAACAACGGGAATATAACGAATACGATTGGTATATTAAATGCGACGTCGGACGAGGAAATCGTTGCGAATTTTAACGAGACCTCTACTCTGAATTTCGTTTGCCACAAGGTTCCTGTTGAATACGATCCCAATGATCTGTATGGCAAGATGGAGGAGAAGCAGTATGTCTTTGTTGACGGCATAGGATTCTTCTGTATTACTGGAATAAACGAGCATGCAGACTACGAGCAGTCGTATAAAGAGGTCAGCGCAGAATCTTGTGAGAGGGAGATCTCAAACAAAACGCTCCCCGCCTCTTTCTTTAGCCAGGAGTCGAATCTCGACTACGCATACAATACAACGTTCAGGTTCGATACGCTGATCGAGCTATTGGTTCGTTCGCTTCCTAGATGGAGTCTTACACACGTAGATGAGTCTTTATCTTCGAAGTACAGAACGTTTGAAGATGTGTCCGAAGATACGAATATCCTGTCGTTTATGATGACCGAAATGCAGGACGCATACGAATGCATTTTTGTGTTTGATATCATTAACCGTTACATATATGTATATTCGTATGACAACCTTGTCCATATGACGGACATACATATATCGAATAGGGATATCGTCGATTCGTTGACCATATCAAAATCGTCGGACGACATTTACACGTCGTTAAGAGTTGTTGGCGATAACGATCTCAATATCGCCGGAATCAATCCTATCGGAACGAGCGTGATATATAAGTACGACTACTATATACCACACATGACGCCTGAACTCGGAACGAAGGTGGCACAATGGCAAAATCTTGTAGCATCAAGTCAAAGCGCATATTATTCATATGCTACGCAGTATTATACAAAGCTTGGGGAGTTATCTAACTACAATTCAGATCTTGGAAGAATCAATACTCAGTTGGATATGTATAAGCGATGTAAGGATAATGTTGTTGCGGCATCAGGTTTAAACGATCCAACATCTATATGTTTTATTTCTACAGGAGAATCGTCGGATCAGATTGACGGCATTGTACAGGAATACAATGCAAGCGGAACTGATATTACTGTTACAAAAGTTTTTTCTGAAGAAATTACTGTAAATAATAATGTTACATATCCAACATATTCGGTGAAAAGCCCAGGTATAATTGGTCTATACGTTAAGGATTCAACGGGCGTTTATACTGAGCAGCTGACAAAAGCATTAAGCTCCCCTGTTCCGACTGGTTATTATTACTATAATCCACAAAATAATACGATTATACTTCATGCAGGAGATTATGCTGACGGTACAAGAATGGGCGTATTTTATCATCCAAGTAATCAGAATGTTAGCGAAGACACTGTCATCATTACAGATTTAATTGATACAATCAACAGCGATATAGCATCTTTGACTTTTGCTCAGAGCGCATGTGAGTCAGACATATCATCTACACAATCCGAGATTGATACAATAAGCGCCGCTATGCAAACCATTCGTGAGTCGGTAGATATTAATACGTATTTCACGAATGATGAGTTGGAGGAGTTAAGTCTATTTACGTTCGAGGGAGAATATAAAGATGACTATGTAACAGTTACTGACTCAATGACATACTCGCAACAGCTTGAGCAGATCAATATCATGTATAACCGTGCGTTGATTCAGCTAGATAGAGTGTCGACTCCTACTGAACAATTTAGCTTGGATGTTGAGAACTTCATCTTTCAAAAAGATTTTCAGGATTGGGCTGAGCAGCTACAAACCGGCTGTGTGATAAACGTGGAACTAGACAACGGTGAAATCGCCGCTCTGTTCTTATCGAACTTCACAGTTAACTATGAGGACGAAAGTCTATCTATGACGTTCGGCAATAGGTATAACAAGTTTGATCCGAAGACGCTGTTTGATAATGTGCTCGGAAGTGTAAACCGCACAGCAAACAGCATCAACTTTATCAAGGACACGATCTACCCTATCACATCTGGTGAATTCAATGAGATAAAACGTGCCCTTGAGAATATAAGATTGTTATCTGCAGGACAGGCAATAACATCTCAATATCAGGACTTCATAATTGACAGTACTGGTATTACTGGTAAAAAGCGATCTGGTGAATCTGGGTTCTACCCGGAAGAAATTAAGATCGTTAATAATATGATAGCACTTACGGACGACGCGTGGGAATCATGCAAGGTAGCTATTGGTAAGATACTGTTAAACGATGGTACTTATAGATATGGTGTGAACGCTGAGGTTTTGATGGGAGATATCATCCTTGGTAACGAGCTCCATATTTTGGCAGATCCAAATAATACTGGTGAATACAGAGAAGTGTTCACGGTAATGCAGGATATGATTTCTGCGAACGTCCCTGAAATTCATGCTGTTACAACAAACACAGGATACACGTTTAATGATAATGGACTTATGATCGAACGGAGTGATTCTGAAATCGTTAACGTTCTAAACAATGAGGGAATGGAGATCTCCCTTGTTAACAATTCAAATCCTGAATCATATAGCGAAGAACTTCAGATAATGGGGAATAAGTTGGTTCTTACATATCCAGCAGTCGACGTTTCCAATAACTTCGATATCTCGGTCGTTATTAGCGGGGCTTCCATTCCTTCTGGAAATCTTGATTATAACGACACTACACACACTGTAACCATTATGTCCCCTACGTATAGCGACGGAACGACTGCTACTGCAACATATTACAAGGGAGCTCAGAGTGCTATTCTTACAGCAAAGAATGATGGTGTTGCGACAAAGAACTTAACAGCACATGAATTTCTACAGGCAGGACTTCACTCAAGATTTGAGAACTATTCAAACGTAGTTGACACGGAGCGAACGGCCTGCTTCTATATTTAGTTTTATATATTTCACGGGCGGCAATGCCGCCCCTTTATATACGAATAAAAGGTGGTGAATGAATGGCAAGCATTTCAATAAGCGGCTGGGCGAACAGTTGGACTTCCGCTGGAGATAGAACATTCACGCTTACCGTGACTGAGCAGTCATATGATTCGATCGCAAACACGTCAAGTGTCAAGTGGGAGTTAAGCATAACGGGCGGCAGTGGTCAGTCAATGGACACATATGTCAAGTGCGTTGTCAACGGCACGGAAGTCTATAACGTAAGAAAGAACGCAACCGACAACGGCGGCGTTACTTGGAACGGCTTTCCTGCAAACAACGGAAGCACATCAAGCACAATGACGGTAAGCCACGGCATAGACGGAAAGAAATCGATCACTTTTTCCATTGAAGGCTATGCGGTCGTCTATTCCACGAAGTCTAATTCCGGAAGTCTTACCCTTCATAATATCGACAGGACTGCGCCGACTGTTAATCTGTCTGCATCCGCCGCATCAACAACATCGATTAGTATAACTGCGAGTACAGGCTCTACGGAGTGTGACAGTTGGGACTATAAAGTTGACTCAGGATCGTGGACGAATTATTCAACGACATCAGGAACTTCATCAAGCAAGACAATAACTGGATTAACAAGTGCTACGCATACTGTTAAAGTAAAGGCACAGAAAAAGTTAAATCATGTTGAGGGGGAGTCATCTCAGGTTTCAGTAGATCTTGTGGCTCCTTCCGTAAATTTTTCGATATCAGATATTACTGTATCTGGCGCAACTGTTTCGGCTACATCAGATGTGAGTTGTGATGCGTGGGACTATTCATTGGATGGCGGCACAACGTGGACGTCGTTCTCCACCACAAGCGGAACAAGCGCAAGCGTAACGCTAGACGAGCTTGACGTAAACACGTCGTATACAGTATCATTGCGTGCAAAAAAGGCGTCGAATGGATTGTATGGAAATGCACAAGCGCAAAGTTTTACCACGCTTGGAAATACAAAGATAAACTCTACAATCACATATTATCCAGACGCCCCGACATTAACTATAACATTTAACTGGACAATTTATGTTGCTTCGTATCATCACAGGTTAGAGATTAAAGACGGTTCGACTACTGTGCTTGCGTTTGATGATTTAACCGGAAGTGCAACTACTACAAACAAATCGATTACGATAACTGCCGGGAATAGAACTACTCTACTCAATCTAATACCATCTAATAGCAAAACAAAGACTTTGGAGATGTCGCTTACAACATACGACTCTTATTCTGGAGGAACGTATGGCACGCAGATCGGCCCTGTTAATACATGTGCGTTTGTGATTAGTACGACGCAGACAAACTCCGGGCCTACTCTTACATGTAGCGTTACCGATATAAATGCCACAACTACCGCTTTGACCGGAGACAACTCTAAATTAATCCTTAATGCTTCGAATGCACAGTGTGTATTGACAGCAACGGCTAAAAACGGAGCAACCATTGCGGTTAATACTATTAACGGAATGTCTACGACATCATATGTTTACTATAATGTAGCGGTGAACTCATTCGTGTTTTACATCAGAGATTCGCGTGGGTATGAGCTAACACAGACGATAACCCCTACGGTAGTAAATTATGTTCTGCCTACGTGTATTATGTCAGTTGAAAGAGTATCGCCGGTTTCTACGAATAAAGTTAATATCACGTTCAGCGGACGATACTATAATGGAAGTTTCGCAACATCTGTACCGAATACATTAACGGTTAAATATCAATACAAAGAGACATCAGCATCGACATATAGCTCCGACGTAGTTATATCTGGAAGCAGTATAACTACAACGTCAACATCGTATGCAAGCAACGGTTCTGTCGAATCCGCTGCAGTATTCGACTATACAAAAACATATGATATTAAGATGACGGTTTCCGATAGGATAAATACCGTTATTCAGACGTATACAATAGCAAAAGGTGTCCCCGTGTTTGATTGGGGCGCTGACGACTTCGAGTTTCACGTTCCCGTTATATTGTCTGGAAACCCGACAGACGATTCACATGCGTCGAATAAGAGATATGTTGATGCACACGTAGAGTATATAAAAGGGACACAAACGGAGTCAACAAACGCATGGACTGGCGTCACAAAGGATTCCGCATTATACGATGGGAAAATGATAATGTACGTTTTACCATATGCCGGGACAACGTCTGGAGCCACATTAAATTTAAGTCTGGCCGGAGGAGGTACTACCGGAGCGAAAAACATATATAGATACGGGAACACTACATCCGTAACAACTCATTACCCAGCGCAGTCTCGAATCCTCATGGTTTATGACTATGATAATTCAAGATGGAATTGCAGTGCGTATTATGACACAAATACGACATACACAAATATGAGCCAGGACGAGGCGAGTGCTGGTACGTCAACAACAGCGAGGTCTATTTCTGCAAAGGTTATTCACGACACTGTTGTAAACCTCATCTATCCAGTTGGAAGTATCTATATGTCTATTAACAATACAAGCCCGGCAACCCTATTTGGCGGGACGTGGGTTCAAATAGAAGATACATTCTTGCTTTCTGCCGGATCAACATATACAGCAGGTGATACGGGCGGTGCCGCAACTGTTGCACTTACAAGTAACAATCTTCCTGCGCATAGCCATACAGTTTATTTGTACAATAGTCAGTCTGGGTATAATGTAAACATACCTGCAGGCACAAGATATGCTGATGAAAACGATGGCCATACGTGGACGCAAAATGGTGAAACGAATAAAAATTATAACAGGGCTGGACTTACATCAACAGACGGTTCGGGTACAGCGCATAATAACATGCCTCCTTATCTGGTTGTATATATGTGGAAACGAACCGCATAAGAAAGATGAGGCAAATATGAACAGAACAAGATTTTTATATAAAAGGGGGAATTTTAATTGAGAGTAGACGTTGAAGTTTTTAACCAAGACCTGATAATTCCTCCGGAAAATGAATGTATAGTAGAGGGTACTCAGGAATTCATTCAGTTTCACTTCATCCTTAATGACGGATGGGAAAACCTCACAAATTTTGCGCAGTTCATTCAGGACGGAACTGCATACAATGTTTATTTAGACGAGGATAATAATGCTTATCTTCCCGCAGAAATTGTGACTGGATTTGTGCAAATGCTTTTGTACGGAACTGGTGGAAATACCGTTGCGGTTTCACATTATTTATTAATACGTGTTCGAAGAACGCGGTTTGTTGGTAATGGGCAAAGTACAGAGATATCTCAATCATTATACCAACAGTTAGTGGACAGGGTTGATCAATTAGAAGCGAGCATAGCGCAGCTTCTGTTAAATAATCAATCTTAAGACGATTAATAATAAAATATAATTTTTATCAACGGAGGTGTGCTTGCGCACACCTCTTTATTATGGAGGTGGGATATTATGTATAAACTAACAACGCCTACCCTTACATTTACATTTCCGGAAAACTTTGATATGTCCGTACTTACTCCCACAAACACATATGTAACGTTCTCGACTCAGAATATGAAAGAGATCGTAACCAAAACAGCGAATAGTATAGAGATAGTAGGACATTCTGTCAAAGTATTTCTAAACCAGGAAGAAACACAAACGTTTCCATCTGGAGGAATAAAAGCCCAGATCAACTGGGCGTTTACCGAAGGCGGTGTTACAAAACGTGCGTGTACAAATGTTATGGAGATTAACGTAAAGGATAACTTGTACAAGGAAATTATAGGAGCATCGTGATAAAGAGGTGTTAGCAATGAAAACTGTTTATAACGTAAGCGTTATCGATGATCAAGACATCGACGTATCTTTGCGGAGAGACAGCCAGCGCGTAATTGTCAGCGACGATCAGAATATTGGTGTATCCGTACGAGGGGACGCACATGGCGTGACCGTTGCAGAGGATCCGTGCATCGATGTTTCCTTGCGAGAAAACAATCAGAATGTCATGGCGACATTGGATGTTGATGTTATGAAGCAGCCGCGCTCTGATTATGACGGCCCTTACAGGATAACGCCGTTAGCCTTTTCTGAAATTGAATTGGATACAAATGGCAAAACATTGCAGGACGACATCATTATTGAAAAGGTTCCATATTATGAAACTTCCAATGTCTCAGGAATGACAATTTATATAGCTTAGGAGGAATGAATAATGGCAAACACTGCTATTAATAAAGTCATTTATGGTGGCAATACACTTATTGACTTAACGAGCGATACCGTTACCGCTAATGATGTTAAAAACGGCGTGACATTCCACTTGCCATCTGGCGAGATTGGGACTGGTACAAGCACGCTTGATTCTGACACATCTAGCGACACAGCGGTTGTTGCAGAAGTATTGAGTGGGAAAACATTCCACGCAAGGGGGAGCGCTCTGACCGGCACCATGGTTAATAACGGCGCTGTTACTGGTACTATTTCAACAAAGGCCGGCACATATACGATCCCTATCGGATACCACGACGGAAGTGGTACTGTTGCGATCAGCTCAACAGAACAAGCAAAAATCATCGCAACAAACATTAGGCAAGGAATTACGATTCTTGGTGTCGAGGGAAGCATGTCTGGAAGCGAAGATGTTGTTGCGGAAGAAGTAAACGTAACACCGTCGACAAGCGCTCAGACCATCACACCAGGTACTGGATATAATTACATTTCGCAAGTAAATGTAAGTGCAATCAGTTACACGCTTTCTGACAATGCAGCGGGAGGTAAAACAGCAACGATTGCGGGGTGAGTTAAATGGCAATCAATAAAGTTGTATACGGACAGGATACGCTTATAGACATTACGGATACTACCGCTAGCGCAGGTGACGTCGTTAGTGGGAAATATTTTTATGTGGCCGACGGAACAAAAACGCAAGGGAGCATCGCACAGAAAAGCTCTAGTGACTTAACAGCAAGCGGAGATACAGTTACAGTTCCTGCTGGATACTACTCTTCTCAGGCAACTAAGTCTGTTTCAAGTGGTTCCGCAAAGGGCCCCACAAGTTTGTCCGGATCTAGTGCAACTGTTTCGACTGGAACAAATACACTTACTTTAACAAAAACGGGAGTCTCAACTACTCCAACAGTTACCGCTGGGTACGTGAGCAGCGCAACATCGAGCTCGGCAACAGTAGCGTTAACCGCTTCTGTTACAACGAAAGCCGCAGCAACTATCACTCCTGGAACTTCAAACCAGACGATTTCGAGCGGTACATATTTAACCGGCACTCAAACAATTTCTGGAGACGCTAATTTAGTTGCTTCAAATATTATTAGTGGGAAAAGCATCTTTGGTGTAAACGGTTCAGTGGAATTTGTTACATATTATACTGGTTCGTCGAATCCATCATCTTCGCTTGGAAACAATGGCGATATTTATCTGAAAGTGGTGACATAATGGGTACTGTAACACAAACTGGTAGTGTCACTTTAATACCAAGTGGAAATACTGGATTAACTGGTATGACAATAAACTCCAGTTATCCTATAACAAATGGTTATTATGATTCGTCTCATGGTTCCTATACAAGATTTGATGTAACACAAAGTACAACTGGTTATATTTATTTTAAGTTTGATACATCTGATATACCAGCTAATGCTACTATAACATCTATATCTGGTAATTTTAAAGCTAGGGTTAGTAATACTTCTCGTGTTACTAATACGGTTGCTCAATTATGTACTGGAACAACCACTAAAGGTAGTAATGTCTCATTTGGTAATACTACTGCAAGTGTAAGAGCATTATCTCCAGGAAATGCATCTTCGTGGACAAGAGCTAATCTTAATGATTTACGATTAAAGATTGGTGGTACTGCAAGTTCATCAAATTCATCAAGAAGAATTGATTTTTATGGCGCTGATATAACTATTGAATATAGTTATACTATCACTACTTATGATGTAACTATTTCTAATAGTACTTCTGCAACAGTTACTGCAAGTACAACTACTCCTGTTGCTGGGGAAGATGTTGAAATTACAGCATCTACATTAACTGGTATTAATGTTACAGATAATGGCACAAATGTAAATAATCAATTTGTATTAGTTAGTAGTGGAAGTGATGCAGGTCATCCAACTAACTATACTAGTAATAGTAATTTTACATTAACTAGTATTGATAATGCTTATAATGATTCTGATAACACCGCTTATGCTGATTTGCAATTGGCAGGCAGTAAAACTGGAACAATATATTTTACTTTTCCAGCATTTACATTACCAAGTGGTGCAACACTACAAAGTGTATCTTGCTCTGCTACTTTACAATTTAATGCAAATGGTTCAAGTTCTGGGTTTACATCATCATTTCAGATGTACGCAAACACTACAGCGAAAGGTTCTCCCACTCAATGGGTATCAAGTGGTTCTAATGTAGCCAAAACAACATATAATGTAACGATGGGTTCTTGGTCTGCAAGTGATTTATCAAATCCAAGATTTTATATTACGGCTACGAATTCAGCTAGAAGTACCCAAAGGCATATTTATGTATATGGCGCCACAATGACTGTTACGTATCAAATGTCAAGCGGCGGGGTATACGTATATACGATTTCAAATGTAGGTGCTAACCACGCAATTGCTGTTACTAGTTCTGGAGGTTCTAATACTATTTATGTAAAAGTAAATGGTTCCTGGATTGCTGCAAGTGCTGTATATAAAAAAGTAAATGGTTCTTGGGTAGAACAGTTAGACCTAACAACCGTGTTTAATAACAATACCAATTATCTAAAAGGAGATTAACGAATGATTAATTTCAAATTAAGATTGCAGAATAAAACAACTCTTGTTTCGATGATCCTTGCGATCATCTCTTTTGTTTATATGGTTCTTGACGCATTTCATATTGTACCGAAATTCGATCAAGACCTCATAGTAAAACTTGTGCTCGGCCTGATTGATCTGCTTGTCCTTCTTGGAGTCATTGTCGATCCAACTACAGCAGGTATATCAGATAGCGCAAGAGCAATGTCCTATGAGTCTCCTCATAGTGACAACATAGTAATTAAATAAGAAAATAACTTACAAAGATAGGGGGAGTTTTAATTGAGAATTAACGTTGATGTTGTTAATCAAAATCTATTAATTCCGCCGGAAGATAAATACGTTGTAGAAGGAACTCAGGAGTTTATTGAGTTCCATTTTAATTTAAGAGACGGATGGGAGAACCTGGTTGTCTTTGCACAATTCATTCAGGAAGATAGGGCGTATAACGTATACCTGGATGCAGACAACAACGCGTTCCTCCCTGCTGAAATCGAAAGCGGGTTCCTGCAAATTGTTTTGTATGGAACCATCGGCGACGTTATTGCAATCTCTAACAATTTGAGAATGCGCGTTCAAAGAACTCCTTACGTCGGAGATGGACAAAGTACAGAAATAACATTATCGCTTTATCAGCAGATGGCCGATGAATTTGCTTCGATAAGAAATACAGCGGAAGAACAAGGCCGCAGTATGGAAGCGATCATGACCGCTCTCTCTGGTAAGGTCGACGGGGCTTATGTAGAAGACGGTGTAGCCCACTTTACTTCTGATGGCGAAGAACTATTCACCATCACAGGCATGGGTGGCAGCGGCAGCGGCGGGAACCAGAACGAGGCTGTCCTGTCTGTTGCAAACGTTACAGGATGGATATCGACAACTATTTCGGAATCGGACAGATGCGAGCTTTCGTTTACGTGGTCTTCGATTGAAAACGATTATCCTACTGGTGACGGGCAGATCGCTGTCAGGGTAAATGGTGTTGTAAAGCATCAGCAGAACGTACATCAGGGAGAAGTATCCGTTGATGTAAGAGAATATCTCAGCAGTGGCCAGAACGTTGTTCGTGTCACGTTCATGGACGTATATGGCAACTCAAGAGCAATATCGTTCTCGGTCTCATTAGTTGCATTATCAATTTCTGCAACAGCGTTCGATCAGTCTAACGCGTCTTCTGTTTATGACTCTGCTGTAACATTCTCATATATACCGATAGGTGCGGTTACGAAAAACGTAGTGTTTATTCTTGATGGCACTATCATTGGTACGCAGGAAGTTACGACATCTGGAAGACAGCAGACGTTCACAATACCGGTTCAGAGCCACGGGTCACATTCATTCGAGGCATACTTTACCGCTATCATCAACGGTGTAACGGTATCATCGAATCACCTGTTTTATGATCTGATATTCGTTGAAACAGGAGAAACAGATCCTATTATTTCATCTCCGTTTAATGCTATCGGAGTAACACAGTATTATACAATATCGATACCATATCGTGTTTACACTCCTTTGTCCGCAACATCAGAAGTTTCGTTTGAAGCTACTCTCGTTGACGAGGATGATGAAACAACCGTTACGAATCTTGGCACAAGAACGGTTAGTACAGCGCAGCAAACGTTTACATATACACCGAATAAAGTAGGAACATTAACATTAAAGATCACGTCCGGAACTGCGATGAAGACATTTACATTGGCAGTTGCAAGAATGGACATCGACGTTGAAGCAGAAACCGACTCATTAGAGTTGTACCTTTCTGCAGAAGGACGAAGCAACTCAGAGGCGCGGCCTAACTCATGGACGTTTAATGATATCTCTGCTACGTTCACAAATTTTACATTCGTGTCGGACGGGTGGCAGCTTGACGCAGACAGTTCTACTTATCTTAAGGTATCAGGCAATGCAAGGCTGTACATACCATTTAATATTTTTGAGTCAGACTTTAAGAGTACTGGTAAAACAATTGAGTTTGATTTTTCCACTACAGACGTCATGAATTACAACACACAAATCGTGAGTTGTTATGCCGACAACAAAGGTCTGATCATTACTCCGCAGAGTGTATCTCTTCAATCTGAATCGACAAGTATTATGACTCAGTATAAAGAAGATGAACACGTACGGATCTCATTTGTTATTGAGAAGTCGAGTGAGAATAGGCTTTTATATACATATATTAACGGCATTCTTTCTGGTATCGTGCAATACCCTGCCGGAGATGACTTCCAGCAGGCTAATCCTGTTGGAATCAGTATCGGATCGAATGAATGTACAATCAATTTGTATACGATCCGCGTCTATTCAAACTCGCTTACAAGACATCAGATTTTGGATAATTGGATTGCTGATACGCCTGACGGCGCAACGATGCTTGCGAGATACAATCATAACAATGTTTATGATGAATATGGAGATATTGTTATTAACAAACTGCCTAGCAATCTTCCGTATCTTATTGTTGAAACAGCATCTCTTCCTCAGTACAAGGGAGATAAGAAAACGATATCAGGTCAGTATGTAAACCCGATCGACCCTACAAAGTCATTTACATTTACGAATGCCTCTATGGACGTTCAAGGTACGTCATCTGCCGGTTATCCGAGAAAGAACTATAAGATTAAATATAAGAACTTTACGAACGAAGACGGAGAAACTTCGAACGTATATTATATGAGGGGCGCAACTGAATCACTTCCTACAAATGTGTTCTGTTATAAAGCTGACTATGCTTCCTCAGAAGGTGCAAACAATGTTGAATTAGTAAAGCTTTATAACGATGCTTGTCCTTATGAAACAGAACCACAACAAGATAATAGTCTTGTAAGACAAGGTATTGATGGAATTCCAATTGTCATATTTTGGAGTAATACAAGTGAAGGAACAACATCATTCCTTGGAAAATATAATTTTAACTACGATAAAGATTCTGCAGTATTTGGATTTGCCAATGGAGATGAATCTTGGGAAACAAGAGATAACTCCAATGATTGGGCATTGTTCAAGAGGGCGGATTATAATGATGATAACTGGGAGTCTGCATTCGAGGCAAGATATCCTGACGATTATAATAATCCTGCAAACCTTTCTCAGGTTGCTGCATGGATCTGTTCGACCGATCCTGAACAGGCAACTGATAATGCCCTGTCCGAATCTGTAACTTATGATGGAACTACATATACGACAGATTCTGAAGCGTATAGGTTAGCAAAATTCAAAAACGAGATTGAGGACTGGTTCGACCTGGAAGATGTTCTATTCTACTATCTGTTTACAGAATTGTTCCTGATGGTAGATAGCCGTGTTAAGAACTCATTCCCAACGCTTTATGCATCTCATAATGGTGCTAAATGGTGTTGGCTGCCGTACGATATGGATACCGCTATTGGTATCAACAACGAAGGTGCATTGGCATTCGATTACTCTCTTGAAGATACGGATATGCTTTCTGAAACAGCGGGTGTTTACAACGGTTATCAAACAGTTATGTGGAATAATGTCCGCAGATGTTTCCAGAGCGAACTAGCATCATTGTATCAATCTGTAAGAGCCGCCGGCATCATTTCATATGATACTATAGAGCAAAGATTTGAGGATCATCAGGGATCTTGGAACGAAGCGATCTTTAACGAGGACGCTTATTTCAAATACGTCCGTCCATTCGTTGAAGATGGTGAGAATAACTTGTATATGTGCCTTGGCTCTAAGGCGGAGCAAAGGAAATGGTGGCTTTACAACCGGTTCCGTTATATTGATTCAAAGTACTCCGCTGGATACGCTACTTCTGCTACTCTTCAGATGCGTGTATATCAGAAGTCGGATCTGACGGTAACTCCGTACGCGGATATTTATGCGGCAGCATTATTCGATAGCAACCTTGTAAAAGAAAGAGCGCCAAGAGGGCAGGCTACTGTTCTTCACTCTCCTGTGGCGTGGAATCCGGGCGGATCTGACGCAGTTTTGCGTATATATTCTGCTGATCAAATAAAGTCTCTCGGCGATTTAAGCGGATTTTACGTAGGTGCTGTATCGTTTGCAGGAGCAACAAAATTACAGTCCGTAAAATTGGGAAGTTCAAGTAACTCATATTCTAATGAGAACCTGACAGAAGTAACATTTGGTACAAATAAACTTCTTACATCAGTCGATCTTAGGAACTGTCCGAATCTGACAGGCATTATTGATGTATCACATTGCGAAAATCTTGCAACGTTCCACGCGGAGGGCACCTCTATAAACGGCGTATCGCTCTATGATGGCGGCATGGCTGGGAGTGTATATCTACCAGACACAATTACAAACTTAACGCTTAAGAATCTATCACATCTCAGCACACTTGAAATTGCCGGATACGACAACATTTCAACATTATGGATTGAGAATGTCGATATTGCCGATGGATTGGATATAGCCTTTAATTATATGGAGGCCGGAGATCGTATAAGGTTGATTGGATTTGAAAAGACATACGATGTTGATGGTAATTTCACAAAAACTATGCGAAAGATCATGCTTATGCGTGGTATTGATGCCAATGGAAATAGCTTGACGGATGCATATTTAGATGGAGAGGTTACAGTTGGAGTTCTTAGTAGATATGTTTACAATAATTTATATCGTTACCCATATTTAACTGTAAACTATACAACAATAGGTGCTCATGATTTCGGATTGTTTCTTCGTAATGACGCTGAATATACTGAATTCGAAGATGATGTTATTACTAATATTGTTGCATATGCATTTTATAATTCAAAAGTTACAACGATAAACGCGCCAAATGTAACAACAATTGGTACGTATGCATTTAGTGGTTCAAAATTAGTTTCTGCTGATTTTCCAAATGCAACTAGTGTTGGAGATTATGCATTTTCAAGTGCGACATCACTCACAAGCGTCAGTTTACCAAAAATAACAAGTGTTAGCCAGTATACTCTTAATGGTATCAACACCCTCACAAGTCTTGATTTGCCAAAACTGACAAGTATTGGATATAGAGCCTTTGCTAATGTAAATGTTACTTCAGGACTTTACTTGCCTGCCTTAACAAGCATTGGCAATCAACCATTTCAAGGATGTACGTCTCAAATTATTGTCCTTCCAGCAATAGTTAATATTGGAACTGCCGATTCTAATTTTACATTTCAAAGTAGTACTGCAAAGACACTTGATTTTGGAAAAAATGCAGCCAAAAT